TAGATGAGATATCAGATATTGACACTGATATAACATCGGCATTGTTTCTAGAACCGGATGTTAAATTTAAAGGTAAAGGTCATTACAAAAAAACGGTAAACCATTATAGATACAATAAAAAATATAAAAATAGAAAACGATTTACTAAAAAAATATAAAAAAAACTATTCTATGTAACAATAATATTGTTTGATAAAAATACACTTTCAAATTTTTGTAATCGTGATTTCAACATACTAAAATAATTTTCTATTGAATTCCAAGGTCTTTTTTTTGTAAATTTTTATGGAAACCTTTTTTATTTGAATTGTAACTAAAAAAAATTGATTTAAAATTCAAATGTTTGAGTATATATATACAATTTATAGATGGAAGCAATTAAAATAGGATTTACTGGCAATCGTAAAGGATTAACGCCAATTCAAGAAGAAGAAATAAAATTAATATTAGATAAATATGATAATATAATTGTTTCACACGGAGATTGTATTGGTTCAGATACAGATTTTCATAATTTAATTATAAATTATAAAAATACACATATAAATAAAAATATTACGATTTGTATATTTCCACCAAATGATCCAAAATCAAGAGCATTTAATACAGGAGATTTACTAATGAAAGAAGAGCCTTATTTAAAAAGAAATTTAAACATCATAAAAAATTGTTCTATATTAATTGCATGTCCAATAGATAAAAATAGAGAAGATTTGCGTTCAGGAACTTGGTCTACCGTTCGTAAGGCAAGGAAACATAATTTATTAATATATTTATTATAGAATAGATTTTAGGTTTTTGTAAATTTTAATTAAAATTTTCTTTTTTATTTGCGTTTAAAATGGGCGTTTTAAATGAGAAAAGGTGTAAACTATTTCATCTTGCGAGTATTCATCATAGGGTTCTTGATTTTTAGAATTTATTGGTATCCCCGTATCGACCACTTCTTGTTGTTCTTGTTCTTTTTCTTTTCTCAATACATCACAATCCAATTTTTTTATACGTAGTTGGTTTAAGAATAGTTCTTCATTTTTACGAAATCTTTCACGTATGATGTGCGTCTTTATTTTCCATACTCGTACTCTTTCAAGATAATTTATTTCCTCCTTAGCAACCTCTTCTTCCCAGTTTTTTAATAAATTGTCATTATTTCTCTTCTGAATTTCTCTATGGTATGGATAACATCCAACATTCCAATGTATTAATGGTCTAGGAATAATATTCTTTTTGGGATATGGTGGTATTGTTCTAGATGCTTTTCTATTATGTCTTATATTCTCTAATAGTTGCCTAAAATGCGGACGTTGGCTCATTATTGGGGTGGGTACTTGGGATTTTGACATTTAGTTGTTCGTTTTATTTTAAAAAGTTATTACAAAACTTATTTTCAATTTTTTATAAAAAAATAATTATTATCAAAAAACAAATGGGGGTTTACCATTTGGATTTACGAACATTTATTTTTTGATGTGATTTATTTTTTGGTTTTGTTGGATCATAATATTCTTCTGAATTATCTTCATCATCCATATTTTTGGATAATTCCCAAAACTCTTTCGAACCTAATTTAAAGTTCGGCCTTGACTCGGCGTGATACCAAAACACTTGGTCTTGTAATTTATTTGATTTGGCATTATTATTAATAACCATACAATCATAATTTTCAGTAGTTTGGTCTAATACTTGGCAAAAGGCTTCAAATGTTGGAAACATTCCAGCGTAGTTTTCATATATTCTTTTACGATTTGCTATATATGGCTCTCTTAATATAAATACATAATCAATATTAGTACGCAACGTAGGCGGAATACCCAACGGATATTGCATTGTAATCACTAACATTATTTTATAATGCCTACCATTCATAAATAATAATCTCATTAATTTATCTCTTGACCAAGTATTATCATATAAACAATCATCCATAATTACAAAAGTGCGTGGGTCTATGGATGATTTCTTGTACGTATCTATTTCTTTTTTAATCTGTTTTATTACGCATCGTTGCCGTTTTAATATATTTTCTACGATTACTGAATGATATTCTCCATGAATAAATAATTTAGGAACCATCGAACTATAAAAAGAATTACTTTCTTCTGTTCCAGATATCACAGTTCCAATCGGTATATCTTGATGATGATATAAAATATCTCTTACTAAATAACTTTTACCGGTATCTCGACGCCCAATTAATACAATGACTGGACCTTTAGCCTCATTTGCTTTAAAACTAATATTTTTTAAATCAAATTTACGTAATTCAAGTGTCATAATATAGTTTAATTTAGATAAAAAAAATAAGTTTAAAACATATAATAATTAATGTAATTATGATTTATGATTAATTACATTAAACCAAATAATGAGGAATTATTTCATTCCATGGAACAATTAAATTTCAATCAAATACAAAATTATATTCCCATTTATAATGAGTTTTTTATGTTAAATAAAACCAACTTTAATGCCATACAATTAAAAAATGATTGGATACTAAAATCTATCGATACTAAAATAAACGAAGATAAACACACCTATAATGCGACTATATTTAATATTAAAACCAATCACGTAGAAAATACAAATATTTTTATTAAAGAAGCCCCTTTAATTGACCCATTCAAATTTATGACTGGTAAATATAATAAGAATTTAGAATCTATCCAAAACCTACCATATTTTACGTATACACCGGTAGATAAAACACATAAAAATTATATTATACCAAAAGTATTAAATACACAAAATTCGGCATATGTGGATGGATTGTTTAATTATATAAATGGGTCTTTACAAAAAGAAGGATTTATACACGGCATCTCTTTTTACGGATCTTATATATCCTTAAAACAAAATTACTCATTAAATATTGCTGATGATTTTGAATATCTAATGCATTCATCTTATTTTAAAAAGAATAATGGATTATTATTTAATATTCCCACTTCAAATAATCGTAAAAGCACTTTACAAATTACAGATAACATTGAATTACCAAATGATATCGACTTTGATGATATTATCGAATTACCATCAAATGAAACAGACAATCCTGATGAAAAAGAAGATGAACTTACTCTGATTTTAAACAATGACTGTGGAAATGATACAAAAACCCACGAACCTGATGAGCTTGAAGAACTTGACCTAATAGACCAATATACAAATAATACACATAATACCTCAGAATATTCATCATCTACTTCTAATAATTCAGATAATGATGACAACGAAAATCTAATTGATCCTATAAATTATATACAAACATTTACACCTTATATAAAAAAGAAAACTCCTAAATCTATAAAGAATGATATAACAAATACTGTTGATGGCGATTATAACCCTGAGGATAAACATGTGGATGTTGATGACGATGAAGACGATGACGATGAAGAATCGGATGAAGACGAAGACGATGAAGACGATGAAGACGATGAAGCCGACGACGACGACGATAATAATAGTTGGTCAACCGTGGATTCATCCAACAATAGCAATACACAATCAGACCAAGACACAAAAAATAGTAGTTATGATTCGGATGAGGATTCATTTACAACAGACATTGATGAATATATTGAAGCCATTATACCACAATTTCCAGTTCATCTTATTTGTATTGAAAAATGTAAAAACACATTAGATTCATTAATCATAAACAAAAAACTAACAGAAGATGAACTATTTTCGTGTATGATACAAATACTTATGATATTAATTACGTACCAATCCGGATTTAAATTTACTCACAATGATTTACATACAAATAATATCGTATATACAGAAACAGATATTCAATATATTTATTACATATATAATGAACAAACATATCTAGTACCAACATATGGAAAAATTTATAAGATTATTGACTTTGGACGTAGCATTTTCACCATTAATAACGTAGTTATCTGTAGCGATAGTTATCAAAAACATGAAGACTCTTATAGTCAATATAATTTTGGCCCATGTTTACAACCCTCTAAAAAAATAGTAGAACCCAACTACAGTTTTGATTTATGCCGTTTAGCGTGTTCCATGATAGATGAATTTATCGATTCTTACGATTCACATACATTATCCAATATGTCTCCATTTACTAAATTTTTATTACACCTTTGTTTAGACGACGACGGATATCATATATTATATAAAAAAAATAGAGAAGAACGATATCCAAATTTTACATTATATAAAATGATTGCGAGAACCGTTCATTTACATACTCCTTACAATATTTTACAATTAGAATGTTTTGAAAAATATAAACATTTTAATAACACATTAATTTTATCGGAAGAATACCAAATAATTGATATTAACAAACTACTTCAACATATTAAAAATTTGGAGGATCCGTAAATACAGTAACCGTGGGTTTTACTATTTCATTATAAGGCAACTGCTCCAATATATAATATCCAATACATACACTTATATACACAATCAACGAATCCCGTATAATATATTTAATATTATTTTGTTCCTTTTCAATAAATTTGTATTCAATAAATTTACTAATCATAAATATAATTGATATAACTAAAGCTAAAATAAATACTTGTTTCATATTAACTTATTATTAAAATAAATATGAAATATTATCGCATTATTCTGGTTTTTTGCGGGGGTGTTTTTTTTAATTTAATTCAATGTAATCTAAAGATGCCGTAGAACTTACCTCGTTTATTTTTGTTGGTATTTCACATAACGATAATTCCATATCATCAAAAAAAGGTACCGCTTTATTTATACTTGTATTGGTTTGTGTAACAGATGGGGTGTGTGATGGAGATGGTGGAGCTATTGTGGATGAACTATCCAATAATAAATTATCATTTAATGTATTCAGTTTATCATATATTATAGATGATGTATCTATATTACTAACACCCCCACCACTAATACCAATAGTTTTATCTAAATTACCTACGGAATTGTTTGTAATTAATGAGGATGATGATGTAGATGATGTTTGTAAACTTGATGAATCTGGATGAATTAAGTTTAAGGCTACTTGGTCATTGATTATATTAGATACTACAGTTGGTTTAGTATTATCAGTTAATGGAGCAGTAGATTGGTATATTTTAGGTTTATTATCAATCTCTTTACTTGGAATAACTAAGGAAGCTGAAGCTGAAGCTGACGATGAAGATGTCGATGATGAAGAAGCAACCTTTTCTTTTATTATTTCTTCTCGTATATCTTCACATATTTCATCCGTCTCATCTAAATATGACCGAACAATTAACTCATATGGAATACTATCCCGTATCGCGTTCATTATACAGTCCTGAATAATTGTTTCAACTATCGCATTATTCTTTTGTCTTTCTAAAGTATTAATTTCCAATGAATATAAATACGCTTTTTGATAAATAACTCTTGCTATTAATACATATATTTTATGTATAAAATCATTTAATTTTGGTATATTCAAATCTATTTTTTTATGTTTTGTTCCAACACGTACATATGTTAAAATTTTTAACTGAATTATATGAACACATGTTATTAAATCCTCTAAATATTTACAATTACCGGTAGTTAATATACGAGAAGTTTCCTCTTTAATAATCTCCGGATTCCATTGCGGAATTCTAGTTAATAAATTTTGAAATGTCAATAAATATTTTTCAGGCTCATTATTATCCATACATAATTTACGAGCAGATATAAATATAGACATTAACCCTTCTGATATTTTTGGCGTTAAAATATTTACTAAACGCATACACCACTCATTTCTAGATTCGCGTAAACTAATAATATTAAAATCATCCATACTATTTTTATTTTTATTTTATTTTAATTTAAACTAATTAAAAGAATCATCCTATTTATTTTATGTCTATTGTATTAAATACTCAAATTATAAGCCAAGATAAACTCATTCTAGATAAATTAATGAATTTTTATAAAGAACCATCTAATCTTACACGGATGTTATCTATTATTAAAGGACAATCCACCATTTCATTGCGTATCGTTGATTGGTTTGTAACGAATTATTCAAAACAATATTATACAATGATACCTTTTATTAATAAACACGGCATTTGTGAACGATTTAAAGTTTATTTAGCATATAAACAAAAACTAAAAGCATATTCTAAAAAAAGATTTGACCCATTCTGTAGATGGGACCGTATTACAGTTCCATACGGAAACCCAGAAGATTCCACATTTATTGAAACCACCGTAGGACAATTAAACTTTTTTAAATGGGCGTTACAATACGGAGTCATTGATTATATCGAACAAAATTATGATATTATTGAAAAAGATATGATTTCCAGAAATAGTCTTTCTAAAAAAAACGAATATATTGAAGAAAGCGGAAAAACAACACGCAAAAAAAGAGAAGAATTATCTATTTCAGCAATTAAAACAATTAAAAAAGAAGATGTTGAAATTGTTATCTCATTCAAATAAAAAAACATAATTTATCTCTTATGATTTAATTTATGCGTCGATGTGGTTCTCGTCG